AGCACTCGCATAAAAGAAAAAAGAAAGTAGGTGCTCATACGCATCGGAAAAAAAAATCCGTCGGGACTCACCATCGACGGGTTGGTACACTTCGCGGTAAATCACACCAGGACGGAGTCGACCGTAAGAAAGTCGATATCACGATCGGGTCAGTCTCTTCCCATAAGGCCGCGATCAAAAAAAAGCTGATCCATGAGATCGGAGTAGAGGAGGGGAGAAAGCTAACGGCGAAGAGTGCACGCGTACGAAAAAAAATCCAGAAACGGATCACCGAAAAAAAAGCAGAGTTCAGGAAATTCATGTAAGTGGCAAAAACGAAAACCATATTGATCGGAGCGGGTGTCGTCGGCATTGGGTTGCTGACCCTCTATTCCATGAAACGCAGAAAGGAAAAACCGAATCTGATAATCCGGGACGAGCTTCCCTTCGGCTTCAATGCTATGACAATCCCTCCGATCGGAATTTTTGTTTCCCGGTGCAATCTGGATAACGAAAAACTTTTGCGGCATGAGCTGATCCACTGGAAACAGTATTCGGAACGCGGGTTAGTGGGTTACTATCTGGGTTATGCGCTGCAGGCTTTACAGTTCGGATATGACAAGATGCCGATGGAACATGAAGCACGGTGGAACGAGGACGCATATGCGAAATCGAATTACACGGAGGCCGTGAGGAGTGGGGATGCGGATACCGTGTATGATCCGGATTTCCGGAAATAATTTAGGATCGTATTTTTTAACTATAAAAATTGAAAGGGTATGCCAAGCAGAAAGAAACATTCAAAAAAACACAAACCACATCGCAAGAAAAGGATGGGAGCAATAAACAGCGATGCTGTTATGCTTCTCCTCGGAGGCATTGCGGGCGGTGTTGCTGCTCATGTGGGGGACGTAGTGTTCACCGGTGACAGCGCGTACTTAGCATTCGGTGAGGTTGTCGGCGGCGGTGCGCTCGCTTACTTCCCTAAAAATGCTTTTATCAAGGGATTCGGTATCGGCGTTGCCGCATACGGAGCGATTCTCGGTCTGCAGACCGCCGGAGTGATCCAGGGTATTGCAAACATGGCCGGCATCGATTACTCCGCGATGTACAACCAGAGGAAACTCGCCGGATACAGGGATATGCCGAAAGTCGGTGACTTCCCTAAACCGTCTGCAGTAGGTCGTATGCAGGCGATGGATAAGAGAATTTATGCAGGTATTTATTAATCGATCCCCTGCGAATTGATCGTTCCTTTTTTTACTCACGTTTTTAAAAACCATTTTTTCGTTATGCGACTATTCAGAATTTTCTCCGTTCTCCTTTTCTCATTGCTGCTCGCTACTGCGGTATGTTATGCTCAGCCATTCGCTAATGTATACGCTGTCGCTGGAGTGCTCGTCGTGCTGTTTATGCTACTGCCGACGCAGAAAGGGATTCTCTCACTGAATGGTATCGAGGCTCGCGAAGATTTCCGGATCGCTGCTAAGATTTTCTCCAATGCTTTCAATCCGAAAGTTCTTGGTAACGGGCAGACGAACACGAAGTACGATCCGAATTGGGATCCCGTCTCCGCGTTCAAGCTCACACAGTCGGAACTACGTTTAGAACAGCCGCTTGTTACTACGTCCGCGCTGTATCTTTTCCCTGTATTGAGTAATATTCAGAATCAGGCTCAGCAGTTCCCTTCCGAAATCAGGTTGAACCTCCAGGATAGTTTTGTACCTACCCGTCTCGGCGTGTATGTCGCACTACCTACGGGAACAGCCGATACGACTTTCTCGCTGCATACATATTTTAACCCGACCATTTTTGCTCAGCACATTGCCGAAGAGGCCTTGTATAATGGTCAGTTGAAATTAATGATCAACAACGTGCAGTATATAAACGGATGGGGACTCCCTCGCCATAGAAAAGTAAACCAGACTCAGCAGGTGGTTACTCCTATCGCGACCGGTGTTGTACAGGATCAATTCGACGGATCAGTTGACGGCATTTACCCGATCGAACCTTTTGTATTGCTGCTCGGTTCACAGAACATTCAGCTCAATATCTTACTGCCTAACGCGATCACTGCGGTGGATGCGGGTGCACGATTGATATTGCGTTTTGAAGGTGTTCTCGCACAGAACAGTACTGTAGTGAACTAAAAAAATTGCGCTAATGCGCATTAAAAAAGGGTCCGGGAGAAATCCCGGTCCCTTATAAAAAATTTTTAAAATGTTCAGAGAGGAATATTCCCAACTCCTTGAGCTGATCGTGCCGGCAACGATAGTGAGTGCGAATTCGAAGATTTATTTTCAATCGCAACCACAGCTCCAGAGTATAAACAATGATCGGAAAGTCTACATCAAAAAGATCGAGACTTATTCATCTTCCATGATGAACGGCTCTCCGCTTACCAGTGGAAACGCTGTCGCTTCGCCGGCTGCAATCATTAACGGTGTGCTTACTTTAAATGTGGCAGGAACCGAATCGCTGCAGTATATACCGCTCGGAGATCTTGTAAATCTCTGGTCGGATACCGGAGGAGGCTTCACTGTACATAACTGGAATGATTACCGGTTCAAAGATCTTTATCAGGTGGACTGGAGTAAATCCTATGTCCAGGTGATCGGGATCCCGGCCGGCACGCCGTTCAGTTATATTTTTAAAGTGTCGTATGCCTACGGTCAGGACGTAGATTAAACTCGTTGCGAGGCGATCGTTGAATCGGTCTCGTGTGTGACAGTAATGAATCACGCGATAGTTTAATCAGAACGCGCAATAACTTTTATACAATGGGAAAATTTGCGGATCTCACCAAGGTGAGTGATATCGTGGAAGCATACGAAGAGCAGGGGTTACCCGCATTCGCTGTATTTCACGATTCACAGTTGAAAGTTAAATGGTGCCCGGACTCAGGGGAGGGTATCGACGAGGGTTCCGAGAAGTTGGAAAAATATCTCACCCGCCTGGAGGGTTCAGGCTCATACGCTATCTATACGCTCCGTGTGTATGACAACGGGGGTGGATCCATCAAATCAAATACTCCGTATGACTCCTCGACTAATTTTCAATTCAATCGCTCGCGTGCTCCAGGACAGGCGGGCATGGGAAGTGTGGAAACGTCCTATAAGGGAGCGTCGTATACAGACCTTGCGGTCGAAAATGCGCTGCTCAAAAAGAAAGTAGAAGATCTGGAGGACGAGATCGACAATGCAACCAAAGGAGACGGCGGTGTTATGGGTGTGATCGATAAGTTTGCGGGGCTTCCCGGTATGGATAACCTGATCGGGATCGTTGCTGCCAAGATCGCTCAAGCGATCACCGGACAGAAAGGGCAGTACATACCTCCGCAAAATGATTATGATCCGCAGAGGGAAGGTCACGGAGAGGGGAATTTCGCAGGCACGCGATCACTGTCGGGGATTCCGAATCTCGACGACGCGAAGCGTATAGATGTCGCAATCTCCGAACTCTCGAAAGCTGTTCCGGATCTCCCGGCGATCCTGGAGAAACTGTCTCGCATGAGCAAAACGCAGAGATTCAAATTCAACCTCTTTTTGTCAACGCTTAGAAACATGCAGGTATGAAAAGAAAAATATCAGGAGAGAATACAAATCTCATTGTCGGGGGTGTGGTGCTGTTAGCAGTCGGTACGGGATTATACTTTCTTTTTAAAAATGGAAATCCATTCGCGAGCAATGCGAATTCGAGTAACAATCAGGCGATCGATCAGAATACCGCGTCGTCGACGGCATCGACGCTGAGTACACTCGCTCATCAGAACGTTACGCCGTCGCTCACTGCTGCCCAGGCTTCGGGACTTGCTACCGATATATATAATAAGGGAATGACCGGCGACCAACAAACAATTATTTCCGATCTGAATCAGTGCGTGAACGATGCAGACATTTATTTGATCATGCAATACTTTGGGACTAAGCAGGCCGCGACGAGTTTCCTGAGTACGTGCAATCTGTTAGGGTTTAACTGTTCAGCTCTGGATCTTCCGTCCTGGGTGAAATCAGTACTAGATCAGGATCAGATTGATCAGATAAATTCGAACTATCAGCAGGATGGAATGAGCTTTCAATTTTAAATTTTTCGAAAATGGATAAGCGTCCGTATAATGAAGTCGTGCAGCAGTACTACGCATCGCAGATGATCCAGGTACCGCAGGATTGTAACGGATACGTCGCCGTGAATTGCGGTGATACGATACTGTGGGTAAATGGTTTTCGTTTGCTGCCCGCACCCGGTCCGGGACTATCCGGAGAGAGTAAGGGAGCGATCGGGAATAAAGATGAAATTTATACAGGTAATAACGGGCAGATACAGCTTACTGTCGATAAGGTGGTCGGTATCGCTCCGTTCCTGCAGATTGTTTTTAAATTTTATATCTAAAAAATGTTTGGACCGGGATCAATATTTTTCGGGAGTAACACTTCCAAGCCTGCTCCGGCGACAACGATCATCGGAGCCGATAACGGACTCACTGCAGTTGCCAACATTGCGCAACTCGGTCAGGTGACCGGAGCGATCGGGGATCCTGCAAAACTTTTGCACAACTCCGAGATTCCCTTCGACGGGTTTACACTTGCATTCACACAGATAGGGGGAGCGGGCGTGGTGGCTCCAGGCTCTTTCTTAATAATAAGAACGGGAGCATCGTTCAATCATGAATCTCCTATCGTGCAGTTTCAGGATTCGACGACTGCGGAGGTTGCATCGTTGCGAATGCCTGATAGTACCGGAATATTTTTCGGATTCGAATCGGGAGCATCATTCACCGGATTACCAGGAACGAGAAGCGTTGCAATAGGAACCAATACTCTGCAGGGTTGCCCAATCTCTTTTGAAAATGTAGCGATCGGATTTTTTGCACTTGCTGACAATTCCGGTAACGGGATACAGAACTCGGCTGTCGGATCCGGATCCATGCAAAGCAATATCAGTGGCGGGCAGAATGCGGCTTTCGGATGGAATTCCTTAAATAACAATCAGAGCGGATCCGGGAACATGGCTGTCGGACCTTTCTCACTCAATGGAGTGATCACAGCAGGAAATAATGTCGGCATCGGGTCTAACTGTGGTACGGTATCCGATGAAAGCAATAACGTTTTTATCGGAGGAGGGGCTGCTGCTCAGCAAGCCTTTGGGAGTGGTAATACAATTCTCGGAGCGAATGCAGATTTCGATTCAATCATCGGAAACAATAATATTATTATCGGCTTCGGTGCCCAGGAGGGCGGGATCGGAGGAGTGATCGCTAATACCACACTGATCGGAGTCGGTCAGACTTCTATACTGAGTAATATCGTTGCGCTCGGTATCGCTACTCAAAATATTTTACTCGGTTTCACTGCTCCGGCTGTAGATACAGGAGCGCGTCTCCAGGTAAACGGTCAGATACAGACAACGGGACCGGTGACAACTGCAGGGAAATTCCGGGTAGGGCTGGAGGTTGCTGCTGCTGTCGTCGTGGATACAACCAAGTACATCGAGTTTGAGAATAACGGAGTCGTTTATAAATTAATCACAGCAGTGTAATATGAATACTAATCAAAATGTAGATCTCGCAAAAGTTACTGACCTGGAGCTGATCGCTTTCCGGCTGCAGTTCGAGAATGAGGCTCAGATAGTGCAAAATAATCTGCAGGCTGTCTGGAGAGAATTTCATAATCGTGTGAATGCTGCCAACCAAAAAAAAAGCGCGGATGCGGAGACGGTGCTCAAAGCTGCGGGAATAAAAATTGCAAAAACGACTCCCGTAAAACCGGCGGCCGATGCGTTGAGTAAACAGGATACGGAAGAGGAAAAATAAAATGGAGAGCGGGCTTAAGTTAATATTGTTCTGCATATTGCTGCTGCTCGCGGGTTACGGATTTGTTTGTCTCGTTATTAATTACTTCTAAAAAATTGTTACGATGAAAAAAGGAGAAAAAATTGCACTCGTGATCGGAGGCATCGCGCTTGTCGGTGGTATTGCCTATCTCGCGATGCAACCTAAACGGCCGAATGTTGTCTACATTCCTTCCGGTCCGAGTGCTGCATCGACGAGTATTGCTCAGGGTGCTGCTGCTGCGGTCGCGGTGACTCCTGTTCTTGAAAATTTATTCGATTCCATTTTCGGCGATTCGAATTCCGGTACTACATCCGGGCAGGATACTTCCAACCTGCCAAGTTCATATGACAATATGAATCAGATGACCGGTAATGCGAATACGATCTCCGGTACCCGTATAAGAGAATGGGCGGGCGGTGCTGGATTGAATTAAATATTTTCTCATGGATCAGGCACTCGCAATTCAGACGGCGATCGATTTCATCCGGGGAGCGGAGGGTTTTTCTCCTTCGCCGTACTTCGATGTGAATGGTTATGCGATCGGTTACGGGAATCATTATTATGAGGACGGTACTGCAGTACAGCAATCCGATGCGGATATCGATCAGCAGACGGCCGAAGATCTGAGCGATTTTTTTATTAATCAGAATCTCCAGGCGATTCAGGCACAGCTCACCGTACCGCTCAATGAAAACCAGCTCGCTGCCCTGACATCGATCCGGTACGACTGCGGAACGATTACCACGACGCTTTTAAACTTAATAAATTCCGGAGCTTCCGTCCCTGCTGTCGCGGCACAGATACAGCAGACCTGTATTACCGCCGGCGGTCAGCCGGATTCGGATCTCGTTACACGGCGGGCAAGTGAGGCGAGTCTGTACAGTACGGCCGTCGGGGGGATCTCTACTAATAATATGCTGCTGATCGGTCTCGGTATCGCCCTGGTTATAGGTGTCGCCGTGATCGCTATGTCAGACGACTGATTTTAACTACCTTCGTGCTCTCTTCTTACACATCATGGTCGGCCTCCACGGTCGGTTTTTTGGTTGTATGGAAAAGACGCTGGGGGTTGCAGGGATGTAACCTCCTTTTTTATAGTAAAACTACGAGGGTAAATTTTCTATTGCAGATTCAAAAAAAGTTATTAACCTTTGTAAAGCGTCTATCCATTAACAACTAAAAAATGTGAACCATGAAAAATTTAAAGTACTTATTTGTAGCTCTCGTCGCTGCTGTCGCTTTTACAGCATGCTCGCCGGTTGTGTATGCGCACACCGAAAACGATATCACGGTATCGGGTAAGAAATTCGAAAAGCACCACGTTGAAACTATTTCCTTACCCAAAAGCAAAACTATATGAGCACGATCCACGCCCGTATAGAATCCGAACGCGGTTGCGGATACAGAAAGCCTGGAGGAATGTACCTCGTAGGTGGATCCAATGCTCAGCCATGCTGTAAACTTCCTTTTGAATTATCCGTCTGTCCGTGTTGCGGGTCCGGCATTAAACAAGCGAGAGGCTTTACCTGGATCATGTCTGATATTTTTTGTGAACCGAAGCCGTTCGGTTACTACAATGGTCCGTGTAAAGACGCATGCCCGATTTCTTTTAAAGGTTTGCGACTTGGATTGCTTTGGGTCGGTGAAAAATATTATCCGTCGGCCGATCTATTCACTCGTGAGGCGAGAGGGCAGGGGATCAGTAAACGAATCGCACAGATACCAAAAGATTTAGTTGTCGGGAAAACTTGGGTCGCGCTCGCTCACCCTACGGCTGTAACTTCTTATGACGAGAGCATCGGAGTGCTCACACATAAGCCGGGAATTTTTTCTCTATTCATTCCGCAGGCGATCGAATACATTGTTACCGGTCAGGAATCCGAAGACGAGCTGCAGGCATTAGAAAAAAGAGGGCTTACACTTGTTAAGCTCATGAAGGATGTCGAAACTCAACTAGAAATTATTTAATCGCGATGGGATACAAATACTATAGTAGAAAAAAACCGGAACCCGAAGAGAGGCATGTATGTGCGCGATGCGGCCGTCGCCGTAACGAGAGCACGATGAAAAAAACAAAAGTTTTCGGTTATTGGGTTTGTAAATCTCGATGGAGTTCGAGCGATTCCTGGGATTGCAGTGTACGAACAGGATCGAAAGCAAACGCACTGATCGGAATTTTTAAGGAGAGCAGGGAGAGGATCACGGAGATCGTTGGTCCTGCTTACATGACAACTCTGATATCGGAATTGTCCGGGGATCCCTGACACTATCCGGATCCCGGGGAAATGTCATGCCGGTTTGGACAAGCTGATCAGGTTGTCTAGCTCCAGGTGACAAATCTACTGCAGACAGCGTCCGAACTTTTTGACATCGCGGATCCATGAGAGCAAAAACTAAAAACTATGAATACTGAAAAATTAACACGTACCGAAGTCGAGCTAAAGCATCATAGGGATATGATGAATAGTTACTCACATCTTTTCAACAAACTGCCACGGCGAATGGCAAAGCGTCGTGCTGAATGTCAGGATCGATTCAATTTTCACTTTGCCCGGATGAATGATTTATATAAGATCAGGGAACAGCAGACCAAAAAATCGGTAGCATGACAGTTGACGAAACAATAAGGGCAATAAAGAAGTATCCCGGAGATATGGAAGTTTTCTTTCTGGTTCCGGGCGAGCAGGGGAGGTCAGATTCACATTGGCCGATCGTAAGTATGGACGACGTTCATTCTGGAGACGGGGATATCGTATTGCTGAGACCGTACGCATACTTTAAAATAATGAAGCCTCCCCAAGACTAGGGAGGCTTCCAATGTGGTGATAAACGTTTTACTAATGAATGCAAGATACTATAGTCCCGTCAATCATAAGCCTCTAATGAGGCTACAGCCCTATCCGGTTCGTCCGGATGGGCTTTTCCTATTTAAAAACGTGAGACTATGAATATCTGGGTCGGCTTTGCATGGAATAGTAAGGAGAGGACTGAGCCGGTATTCAGATGGGAACAGTTTAAAAGCATGATTGAGCTATGGATACAGAAACAACGCGATTACCACGGCCGTACAAGCTCCCTGATGACGAACAAACTGAGTTCGGTCAGAAAGCTGATCAGAGATCCGGAAACGGATCCGAGGCTTAGAATCGCCTGTGAACGCTTTATAGAGCATTACGAACAGTACTTAAAACCGAAAGGATGAAAACAGGAATTTACTGGTTTGCGAATACACCCAGGGCTGAGCTGATAGAACTGGATTTCAATACAATGGATTGGTTCATCTGCCTGGAGATCGCAGATAACTGGTATCACTTATGGCTAAAAACTTATAAATCATGATCATAGTACACGTTTACACGGCATCGCTCGACAATCATGTAAAGGAGAAAGTTTTCAGGGACAATGAGCAGGAGACAGCAAAGGCATATGCTCGTAAGGAATTTAAAAAGAACGGAGTATACAAAGTGAAAGTTTGGACCGGGAAGCCAATCCCGAATATGGTTGACGCTCCGGGGCTGTTATTAGAACTTGTTTAAATAGTTGGTCGGGTTCTGTTCGGGTCATTACCGACGAATAAAATACCGGCGACGGAAAAGACCGGACGTAGTCTACGGGTTCCTGACCGACTCATTAGACTCTAATTAATAGTATATGGATTCATATAGGGACTCATATTTCAAAAACCGACTTTCTAAAATCCTTTACAATGCAGGTGATAACCAGGGGAATGAGCGACGTTCCGTTTTATGTAGCCAAACAATTTAAAGCCGGCATGACCGGTGTAACACATTTGAAAGAATACTCATATAACAGCCGACATTTGTGCGGTCCGGGATATCAATCTCTCCCGGACGGATCGATCATTAAAAAACCTCCTTTAAAAAAAATCGATGCCAAGCCTAAAACCAGAATTAAAAGTCGTTGCGTGGATCCTCCTGATCTTGATGCTTTACTTTCTTGCGATCCTGGCAGCGATCAGGTACCGGAATTGGAAAATGGGATCCCGGAGCGTCCACCCTTCGACGGGTATACACTCAAAAAGCAGGTGATCAGAAACCGGATCCTTGCTTATGCGAATGTGATCCGGACTTCACCCAGGTGGAAAAAACGGGTACTCTTTTTTTGGACAGTCACCTTCCCGGAGGGCACTTCGGATAATACCTGCTACCAATTATTTAACACATGGTTAACCAATCTCCGTCAAAAAGGGATGCTCAAGTCTTATCTGTGGGTTGCGGAGCGACAACCGAAAAAAACAAAAGTTATTCACTTTCATATCCTGATCCCTCACTACATGGGTGTGCAGCGTGCGAATGCGATCATGAAAGAATGTATTTGCAACCTGATCAGAAAAGGCGTGATCACAAATTGGAATCTGCATGCCGCAAAAAGGTATAACGGAGTCGACATCGATAAGAACCGGAAAACAAAAAAGGTCGTGAATTTTGCAGAGCACGGAAAACAGCGATCACTCGCACGTTACCTGACTAAGTACCTGACAAAAAACGAAACGAAACTGTACCGGCTTCCGTGGCACTGCTCACGCGATTGGTCCGCGATGATTGTAGGTGTCGCGCTAACACGCGAAGAGATCGGGAGATTCATAACTGGTAAAAATCTGGATCCGAATAAACTGGCCGGAGAGTACTGCGATTTCTATCGATGGCATGGTTATCCGCCGGATCCACTGCAGAAATATTTATCCTGGATGAACTACAATATACTTTTCAATTTTTTCGGTAAACCGATCGACGGAATTTTTTCTAAAAACTGATCATGTACAATTTGCTTAATGTTTACGACTGCCCGAAGTGCGGAAAGCGTTTATCCGACGAAGTGGAATATATCAATATGCAGGTCTCTTCGGATGATTGGGAGAAAATGCCATTCTGTAATAAGTGCAATTCGGAAGTTAAAATGCGGTTCACAGTCGACCCGGAAACAAAGCAGATAATATATGCTTATGAAGAGGTTGACGACGAACGTGCGCGTTGGGCGCATGGCTTCTACGATAATTTCGAAGATATTTTTTAATCAAACTTAAAAACTATGCAGGCCAAGTACACAGAGTTCGCGGAGAAAGTCCGGAAAATAATCAGAAGTACGGAGATCGGTGCTGATCCGGATAAGATGAATATAAAGTACGATGATCAGGTCGTTTTAAAAGGTAACATGCAGCCTGAATTCGGGGACGCGATATACTTTACAACCTGTCCACCGATTAAGATTCAGGACACTTTTGTAATTGAGAGAATAAAATATGAGGTTTTTTTCAACGGTATTCCTACTGTGGATCCGACCGTTTTAACAGAGGGGGTTTTTTTGGTACTGATCAACAACGTTTTTATTATTCGTGCAGGATTGAGAGATTTTTATGACGTTGAAAAACCGATTGAACCGAATATTATTTTTGTTGGCAGTCGGAACAATTTTATTAAGGTACTCCTGGATGGGATGTACGATTGGACGCACTCCAAAAGTTGTATAGCCCAAGTTACCCTATATGGAGCTACAGTAAAGCAATCAACTATTATATCATGAAAAAACGTTTTGATGATCTCAGAGGGGCGATCATAGTCACCGCAATGGTATTCCTGCTCCTTTATCCGTTCATCGCTTTCGCTGAATGGGAGTGGGGTATATCGCATTGGCATTGGTGGTCCCGGATGATCATAGCTGTCTCCTGTAGTCTGGTTTTTCTTTATCTTTTTGCAAATGATAGCGAATGACAGTCCGGTACGTGGTCGAAGTGTTCGACATTAATCACCGCGTGCTGGCGAAGGTCTCTAGGTCGAAAGATCTCTGCATGAAGTACGCGCGGGAGGTATGGAAAAAATCGGGTACCGATAAAAATTTTTCGGGTGTATACAAAGTTCAACTATGGGAATGCTTAAATTATTCCGATTTCAGATTAATAAAAAAATTCAAATGAGCAAACCAGTGCACAGCCATTTATTCATTGAAAGGGAGTTCGTAAAACCGTCCGAGCTGAGATTAGGAGACCTTTTTTGTGAGGCGACGGACTGCCTGCAATTTGTTTTCGAAGGATTCGACAAGTTAGATGACCCGATGAAAACTTATGCGGTGCCGGATCTGATCGTATGGAAATTTAAAAGCCTTTACAATGGTCAGCTGGATTGCACTCAGGTATTTCCGGAAGTACAGGAGGGATCTCACTACGTAATAATTGTCATGAAAGGTTGGACCATTAGAAGAGTAAAAATGAGTATATGAGTATAAGACTGATTATTTTTTTATGCGTTTGGTTTCCGGGATGTGTTCTTTTCTACCGGTATTTCCGGAGAAAAATGATCCTGGAGTTTAAACCGAGTAGTATGCCGTGGACGGTAGGCGATCGCTGGGCAACGATATTCCTGTCGATCACATCCTGGTTCGGTTTTATAGTGGCTGCGATACTCAAACTATCGGAGAATAAAAAACCGGCTAGGTGGTAATTTATGAATCTGGAAACATTTATCGATAGGATGCTGCTGCTCGATGGATCGGAGAAAACGATTGTCGTTGTTGCCATTTACAATATCCGGGGAGAGCTGCAGGATGTTCAGCGTGTCGACGGAATCCGGAATGGATTCGACAGGAACGGAAAAACGATCGTTATTATTAATACAACTTTGAAGGATGGAAAATTATCAGCAGGATCCGGAGATCACAAAAATGATTGACGAAAATGTTAAGCGACAGCAATGGAGAGGCCGTCTCGTGCTCATGGCTTATCGGTGCGGATATATCGAACCGATTGAGGAAAACAAATTGCGTATTCGCAAGTGGTTACCCGCCTGGGTATGGAGAATTTATTTCGGGATCGTTTGCATTTTCTCCGTAAAGTGGCATGATGATATGTTGGAATTACTCAGGTTTATGGCTAAAAAGGAAAAACGTGGACAAGCTAGAAAAAAAAATCACTGACATAAAAACCGAATCGCTTGCCAGTGGGGGAGCGTTCAAGTTTGGCGATGTGCCGATCCGTGAATTCTACGATAAGGCACAGTATATCGAAAAGACTCTGCTGCCTGCAGTGGAAAGGAAATCCGGAAAGAAGTCTGTCGATTATCAGTTTTTTGAACAGACTTTTAAGGCATTGCTCTACGGGGCTATAATGATCGATCGTAACGATATGCTGATCAGGAAAGTTCAGCAGTTGAAACAGCAAATCGATATACTCCAGGCGAGAGTCGACATATCGGAAAGGGAACTTTTAAAATATACAACTCTCGAAGATCTCATGCTAACGGAGAGTAACGATCGATTGGCAGCAAGTATCGCGAGGAAAATTGAAAACAGTTTAAAAGAAAAATAATGGTAAAATTCGTACGATTTTTTAGCGATGGCACATACACTGAGTATGAGCGTTCATTTCCGGGCGGTGTTAAGTACGCTGCTGAGAGATTACGTGAGCACTTATTTTCAGTTCCTCCAGGCGATGGATTCTTTGTTTATGATCAGAAGCACTTTGCTATAATTGAACCGGGGATTTTTCTTTTCCAAAGAGCCGATACTGTGACAATGACCTGGGACGAAGCATTAGATATAGCTGTTAACGCTCTGCGATGAAAAATTACGGCATCCGGAATGTTGCTCTTATTCATAAGGGAAAATTAATTGCGATCGCCGTGGTGACTGACAGAAAATCCGTCGTCCGGAGAAAACTTTTTTGGCGAAAGCTGTACGGTCCGCAGTTCCGCAAGTGTGAAGTACAAGTAAATTTCAATGATGTATAAAATAGACTTCTACATTAAAATGAGTACCGGTGAGCGGGTCAGTTTCCGGATCGGTTTTACCGGGGATGATATCGGAAAATTCATCCAGACCTTCATCGATGGGAGAGACGGATTCGAAATTATTAATATTACAGTTTATCCGTTATGACTATCCAGGATGCAATTAAAATGGATCGCATAACGTACGAGTTTCTCGCTAAGAATATGTACGTGTTCCGCAGTGGATACGCTTACAGGAGAGATTTTTTCATTTACAGTCCGGAGAGTAGGGGATACCGGTACCTGATCACCCAGAGAACCTACATCGGGGACGAATTAATCGCAGTATTCAGAATCAAATTAAAATAAAACCATGTACGATTTCAATTTTATCTTAGGTACGGGTCCGGATGCGGGTACCGCCCTGTCAGCAGCGAGGGAATGCTTTCTCAAAGCGTTTCCGGATAACGAGAAAGTAAAAATAGTTTCTACTCAGGTTATGGTTATTGTGCAGGCCGGTAAGATTGCCGGCACTCAGACGATGGTATGGTCAGCGATACTGACTTTCGATTCTCCGGAGGAGCTGAGACCTGTCGATATCAGTAGACCGGTCATGATGATGAAACCGATTAAGGAGTAAAAGAAAATCCCGCGCTGGCGACGCGGGACATTTCCGGATGTATAGAACAGATTACCTGCATGAGTAACCAAATCTAAAACTTTTTGCCATGATAATCTCCCTTATAATCATTTCTTTCCTGCTATTGTCGTCCGTCGGTCTGAATTTTTGGCTCATTTTATACACAATCCCCTGGAAAAATTCTACGATCGATCATTTTGTACGGAAGTTCCGGCGACTGTTTGCCTCAAAATGGATGGAACTCACGCCCGAAGAGAGATTAGAACTCTGGAGGGTGTACAATGAGAGTAGTCCACACAATAAAAAAGCATGGCGTGAGGACGAATTAGAGCCGGAATAAGCCTGTTTTACCTGTATAAACAGCGTTTTTGTATCTTCGCTCGAACGAGCGAGCAAAAAAATTCTTTCCCAAAATCGGAAAATCTGCTACATTCATGCCCTGATCAGTCACTTTAAGACTAAAAAACGGGTATGTGAGTCTCAAAACTCCTTTACTTATTGGCCTTTCGGCTGCTGCTGTGGTGGGTTTGTCCTGTCTGGCTGCTGTTAAGAGTCTGCATTATAGTCTCGCGAGTGTACAACAATCCGGAAATAGCATCCGGATTTTGCTTTTTGTGGATAATCCGCTCGACCGGACATTCATTCAGCGATCTTTTTACGGTGTGATAGGTATTAACGGATCTCAGGCCGGCGTAATAGCCGACTGTTCCGATCGCTGCATATATCCATGTGGCCGGACGGAGTTCATTTATGAGGTACCGGTGGATCCCGGTTATAATCCGAATCCGGATTTTGTGATCACGGAGGGGAGACCTGCAGCGAGAACAAAAATTTTCATCCTGGGGAATGTGTACGTCGGTCGTCTGCGTATCCCCGTTAGTTTAAGTACTATAGCCGTATGAGTGGAAGTGCAGCGAAAATAAAGGATGTGCTCAGTGTGGTACCGCCCTTCGAGGGGAATGAGGAAATAATTAAGCGGAGGCAGTCGACTCCGCACATTATCCGGGAGGTACTCGATGCTCACCGGGAATTTGCGGGCGACTACGATAAAATAGTTAACGATCTTTCTTTTTATAAAACGATTTCGCTCGAAGAGCAGCTCTTCGACTTCTGTAAAAAACTGCACTACAATGTTGAATCAGAAGAGGACCAGACAACTCGTTCACCGGCTGGCATTATCCAGTTGGGTCGCGATGAATCGATCGGGGTGGACTGCAAACATTACGCGGGATATATCGCGGGTGTGCTCGATGCGTGGAATCGAAAGGTCGGAACTCGTGAATACGATTGGTATTATCGGTTTGCTTCTTACGATATTAATCCTGCTGCTGGCCATGTGTTTGTTGTTGTTAAGTACGACGACGGCGATCTGTGGATCGATCCCGTACTCTCCCGGCTCGACAGGAGATTTCCCTCACCTACTTTTTTTATCGATAAAAAACCTGGAGCTATGTTAAAAAGACTTTCTGGAATCGATCGGGGTTTTTCGAGTGCATCGCTCGTGAAGGGCGGGAAAGCTGGTTGTTGTGATCACGCGATCGGTGCGACGGGTGCCCAGGTATCGAAATCAATTTCCTCGCTGGTTCCTATCGTTGCAAATATTCCTGTTATCGGTACGATCGGGACTTACGTACTGGAGGCAGCGAGTATTGTTGCAAGTATTTTCGGCGATAAATATTCTCAGTCAACGCAGGTACGCTGGCTGACTTCTTTTTATGAAAATCTTGTTCTGGCTAAACCGAACAGGAGTGACAATACCGTGAATGCAGCAGACTGCACGCCCGCGCAACTGTGGTTCTCTACGGTGCTCGGTGTGCCGGTATATGATGCACTCACGTTTCACAATCTCAATGGTACAGATCCGAATACTAACGCTCCGCTCAATAATACCGAAGCTGATCGGATCAATGCATATTTCGGGCAGTGGGCGGGTTGGTCAAGTTCAATAAACCCGACGACCGGAATTACGCCCGCTATGGTGCTCCAGGCCGTTCGTATCGCTGCCCCAATGAATGCCGATATCCCGCCCTCTACACTCGGACAGTGGGCAGGCATGACAGCAGCTCCCCAGGTGAACCCTGCTGCAACCGTTGTCACCAATGCCGACGGCTCGCTGTCGATTTCAAATCCTGTACCTGCTATCATTGCGAATGCCGGAAGCTGGATAAAATCGAATCCGATCCCTGCAGTGCTGATCGTTGTCGGCCTGGGAACAGGAATTTACTTTCTCACAAAACCTAAAAAGAAAAAATCATGAGTAGCGCACTCCAAAAAATTAACGCGAGAGTTAAGGTGCTGAAAAAGAAGCATCCGAACTCTAAGCATACGACTTTGCAGAAACAGGCCGGTAAAGAATATAAAGCCGGTAAGCTCGGAGGAGTGAAGCACTCGCATAAAAGAAAAAAGAAAGTAGGTGCTCATACGCATCGGAAAAAAAAATCCGTCGGGACTCACCATCGACGGGTTGGTACACTTCGCGGTAAATCACACCAGGACGGAGTCGACCGTAA